CTGCATCTAGTCCTTCATCTGTAAAGGCTTGTTGTACGTCCTGTGCGATGATACCTGTGTGTGTTCTGGCGTTATCGCCCTTCTCAGTGACGCTATCAATCCACCGGAATGTTTTAAACTGATTAGACAGTCGAGCCGCCACAGCCATCTCAGCAGTGGTTAGTGTTGCAATGTCTTGCTTTTCGTTACGGTCAGATGTTTGGATTGTGCCATTGGTGGCGTAGATGTCGTCAAATCGATTAGAACTGAAACCCAAATCAATAGCGTTGTCTCTAGTCGTACCTCCGCTTGGACTAAACGGCTCCACTCTATCTGTTGTTCCGTAAGTAAATCTTAACCCAACGTCACTTGAACCTATATAAATTCGATTGCTGTTATTACCAATAAACCCGACTGTTGTGCCGTCTTTGCGGAATATTGCAATAGCACCATCATTTGTGTTTCGGTTAAGAATCAACGGTGCGCCGCCATCTTTTACAATAGACGAACCACCTGCACCTCCATAATGCGTAAAACCTTCTGTCGTATTATTTGCCGTAGTCTTGCCAATTGTCACGTTACCACTGGAGTCGATGCGCATGCGTTCTGAGTCGTTCGTTCCAAATTTTAAATTAGTGTTTTCATGATTAAGTAAGTGAACATCACCGCCACCTGCCTCTTTGATAATATCAAAACCATCATTGGCAGTTGCACCATCAACAGAACTTGTTAATTTTAGTCGAGCCTGACCTGAAGCATTATTGATGTGCAACCCAATCCCACTCTGCTGAACAGGATCACTCGTACCAATCCCTACGTTACCACTGGAGTCGATGCGCATGCGTTCTGCTGGTATTCCTCCAGTCTTTCGTGTTGAGATACTAAAGTAAGAATCGTCATTTCCGACTGTTGAGTTTTCTTTTGCGCCTTTAATATAAACATAGTCACGGGAAGCTGTTGTGCCATTATGACCGGATAAGATAACAAGGCCGCCAGTGTCAGCCGCCCCAGTAGAAAGACTGCTTTCTATTTCTACGTTTGCAGTTGTACCTGAATCAACAATCTGAAGTGGAAAAGCAGGACTACTCGTCCCAATCCCTACGTTACCACTGGAGTCAATGCGCATGGCTTCTGTTGAACTTGTTCCTGCAACCGATGCATCTCCGCCAATGTGAAAAGTCATTTCACCTGAATCACGGCTACGAACTTGCACTGATCCTGAATTGTCAGCAATGGTTATTGCCGCAATGTTGTCTGTTGATTCAAAAAGCGCACAGTCGTTGTCAATCCCAGAATTAACGTGAAAAGCTTCGGAAGGGCTTGTACCAATCCCTACACGATTGTTATCTGCATCAACCACCAGAGTGTTGGTGTCGACATTCACATCACCTGCAACAGTAAGGTCATCAACTTGACCTAAAAACTTAGGCTGTGGTTGCTTGCCTACATACGCCATCTTAACTAATCTCCAAGATCGACATTGCTACGTCAGCAGATAAGGCTGTGTCAGATGTGACAACAACAGTATCACTAGCGTTCAGTACCACCTTCTGCTCACCACCGACAACAACCAGTGAAGAACCAACAGGTACTGGTGCGGCCTTGATGAGGTACACGTTGTCACCATCGTTGTTCGTTACTTGTACGTCCACAAGAATCTGTGATGTCTCAATGTTCGCAACAGTGAGTCCAATGATCGTAGTCTCTGTCGCAGAAGGACAGGTATATACCGTAGCAGGTGAAGTGCCTACTGCTGTGTCTGTTACAAGTTTGAATGCGTTTGCCATTGTCCTATCCTAATGCGATTGCTAAGGCAACTGCAGAGTTTGTAGCCACTGTGTCAGCATACGTCTGTGTTGCATAAGAGTTTGTTGTTAGGTATGTACCAACTCGTCCGTCAGTATAGTAAAGATTCGTAGAGCCTTCAGTAAGGTCATCAGTGGTAGCAGTGGCTAGATCAGCATACGTTAATACCCATGCACTACCTGTGTACACTTTCATCACTTCATCAGTAGTATTGAAGTAAATAGCTCCTGCAACTAAGGCATCCCCATCGTTGTCTAATGTAGGGTCAGATGCTTTAGTTCCTAAATAACGATCATCAAAACTGTCAAAAACTGCAAGAGTAGAGTTGAGGGCTGACTGTGCTGAGGTTGCAGATGTAGCGGCATTGGTAGCAGATGTAGCCGCATTAGTCTCTGAAGTAGCCGCATTCGTTTCACTTGTTGCCGCATTTGTTTCACTGGTAGCGGCATTGGTAGCTGATGTAGATGCTGAGGACGCACTAGAAGCCGCTGAAGAGGCACTTGAGGCCGCATTAGTCTCAGCAGTCTCTGCCGCTGTTTGCGCCGTTTCTGCGGCAGTCTGAGCAGTCTCAGCGGCTGTCTGTGCTGTTTCAGCGGCGGCTTGTGCAGTCTCTGCATTAGTCTCTGCAGTCTCTGCACCAGTCTGAGCAGTTTGTGCCGCAGTAGCCGCAGTAGAAGCTGTAGTTGCTGAAGTAGCCGCATTAGTCGCAGAGGTTGATGCACTCGACGCACTAGAAGCGGCTGAGGAGGCTGAAGAGGCGGCGGCAGTTGCAGAGGCTTCTGCATCTTGTGTTAGTTCTGTAACACGGTTAATCGTAATGTCATTGGTTGCATCACCTGCACCACCTGATCCACGAAAGATAGCCATTAGTCTCTCCAGTTAGAAATAAGATAGGGGAGCCTGAGTAGACTCCCCCGGCTCTGTTTATACTACAACAGAGAGGACGTTCTCTTCACGGAGAACTTTGGTGCCGTACAAAGTATCAGCAGTGAACAAGTTCGCAAGGAACTCTTGCTTGTACTGAGTCTGTGAACGTACAGCCATTTGCTCTGCAAGAACAAAAGCGTCCTTGTGCATCAGAGTAATGACACGACCAGAAGTGGTAGTACCAGTGACAGTTGGAGCGTTAGATGTAACGTAAACGTCAACACCATAAAGCTGACCGATCTGACCGTTGTTAACACCACGACCGTTGACAAAGTCTGAAGACTGGTAACGATCAATGCCCATGATGACGTTGCGGATTGCAGGAGGAATGATCAATGCACGAGCGTCCATAGGAACGTCAGCATCATCCAACTTCTGAATCATGTTGCGGAAAGCCGCATCAGAAAACGCTTCAAGAGCAGTAGAGTCATCGTAGTCAATCAAGACATCAGATGCACCGTTGATCTGGTAGTGAGACTGAGTAGCATCAGAACCATCAGCAGTACCTGCATCGTTTGACACGTTCAACAATTCTGCGAACAGATCGTCATCGACTTGCTTAGCAAGAGCGTAACCTGCATCGTCAGTGTAAAAACGGCGAAGTGAATCCAACGCTTGTACTTCTGTGATGTCTTCAATCAAACGAGAATATTCGTAGTGATTGTCGATAACTACTTGCACTTCTGTGTTAGCAGTTTGCTGAATTGTTACTGTGTCTGCCGCAGTCTTAGCATTCGCAGAGCCACGAGTAGGCTTAGGAATGTGAAGAGTATCACCCTTCTTGCCAGTCATAGGCATTTTGTTTACGAGGTTAGCAAGAACGAGGTTCTGCTTGTACGCCGCAATGATTTCATCTGACCACAGTTCTGGAATGAACGTAGCCGCGTTTGCTAAAGTAACGGTATTGTTACTTGCGGGGGTTAAGTTTGCCATTGTAAATATCTCCTAGGCTATTTAACTCGACCCTCAGCATATGCTTGCCGTATTTCAGGCATTAACATTTCATATCGCTTTGGATCGTTTTGCATAAGGTTAAGAATATCAGCACGACGATAGATTTTACGACTTGGCTTTTCAGTTGATCCTTTAGCAGATCCAGTAGAGGCGGCTTTTAATTGTCGCTTGCGATCAGCATTTTGCATCTCAGCAGTTTCGGCTACAATGTTTTGACGTTCTTTCCACGTTGTGAGAAGTTCGTCAGCACTATCAAAGTCAAACTGTTGGTCAGCACGTTGGTACAATTCAGTCCGTACCTTAGAGGCCGCTACCCATTCTCCAAAATTAGTATCACCAATAATAGACTCAAAATCTGGATGACTACGTTGAAGTTTGTGTAAGATCTCTTGTTGCTTCATGGCACGAGTAACTTCTTCCGCTTCCCTAATTTTAGGATGCTTGGAAATTGCTCGCTCTACCGCTTTTTGCGGATCGTCAAAAAAGTCAATTTCTTCTTCGTCTTCTTGTGGGCTATTGGCTTTCTCAAGCTGAGTCTTAACGAAATCATCAACGATCTTTCGGAGTTCACCAACTTCTGAAGATTGTTTCCCTAAAAGTTTTTCAGCTTCCTGATGCATCCGAACGATATCTTTGATATCTTTATTCTGATATTTTTCAGGAATGTCTTCTTCTTGGGCCTCCTGAATCTCTTCAGGTTCTGCAGGTTGCTCTTCTTCAAGAATCTGCGTATCATCTTCTTCTTCAAATGTGGTGAGTGATTCTCCGTCTAAAGGTTCGTAGTCGGGACTCTCATCTATAAAACGTGCCATTATTTTTAAACTCCGTGCTAGATAGCATTATGGAAAGATTATTTACGTGCGGCTCTCTCATGGTCCTTAGCCCACCTATCGTCTTTATCCGGCCAACCATGACCTACGAAATGTGTTCGGACAGGAGAGATTATCCGTACTGAGGTTTCACCGCATTCCTTACAGGTTGAGAAGTCACAGTCTGACGAGTCAGCCCAGTCTTCCTCTGTATAATTACATACGGTGCATTTATAATCGTATCGCCTAAACATTATTTCTGTCCTTGCAATACGTCATAAGCTGTTTTAATGCCTGTTTCAAAGCGTCTCACTCTAAACAGTGCATCGCGTTCACCTTTGACAAACGCTAAATGTGTTTCACTCTTAATATCTTCTATACGATGTCTATCAAGAATTTCGTTAATCTCTTCGATGAATTGCTTCCAACCATCGGTCATAAAAAGATCAAAGTAAGTTTCATAATACTTTTGTTCTTCGGGACTCAAAGAGTTTCTCCTAAATTAGATGCAAATATTATACCACAATTTTATTCATTTGTCAAGTTTTTTCTTGACTTTTGGTAGTTTTCGTGGTACGTGAAGGTTTAGCCTCTTCTAATTCTTTAATACGTTGATCGAGTTTTGTCAAGATACCATTCATTTGATCAATGATTTCTTGGAACTCACGCTTGGTTACTACCATTCGATTGCCTCATTTGTTGTTCAACAATTTCTTCTTTACTTGCAATTTCACGTTCTTTGAGTACAAGCTCTGCAAGTTTAGCTCTGCGTTCAAATTCTTTATCACCTGCATCATCTTGACCTGCTTTGACTTGTACGGCAATGCGACGAGTCTCAGCATCCAATGGAAGCATTTGTGTTTCAACTTCATTCTGTTTAACACGAGATTGAATCTCAGCAGTCTGTGCTTGAATGTTTTGAATCGTTTGTTGCTTCTGAGCAATATCCATTTCAATTTGCATTTGTTGTAATTGTTGTTGCTGTGGATCAGGTTGGTTTGCTTGACGTAATCCTTCAATGATCTGTTCACGATTACTCAAGTTCATGTTATCAACAATAGATTCAATTAGCATTGGATACATTGGAGACTCAGGACTCATTGTCTGTAGTAACTGAACAAGTTGTGTAACTTCGTATTCACGAGCAATAATACCCAACGAGCTTGAAGCGACAAACTTAAAGTCCTTAACCGGATACAGTTCAGGATTAAACTGCATGTACCGATGAGCCGCTTTAGTCACAAAGGGTAGTAAGAATGAATCTTGGAAATTAATCAATGTACGCTTATGGCGTTTAATGATTGCCCCCAATGACATTGAGATACCTGCCGCTGTCGAATCACCATTGATTGAACCCGGAATACCTGCGGCATCAATAGCACCTGTAGCCATTTGAACCATTTGCTGTAAGGTAGCCGCTTGGTTAAATGTATTTGGATCAAGCTGACCAAAGTTAAATGGTTGTAGAATCTCAGCAGGATTACCATTAGTTAAGATTGCTTTGCCCGGACGTACTTCTAGCTTAGCACCACGAGGGAGCCTAGAAGCATCCACAGCCATCATTGGATGTACAGTCAATGCTAAGGCATCAATACGTGCGCGCAGTTCTGTGTCAAGAGCTTTCTGTGCGTTGTACCCTTTTTCACAGATACCACGACCCCAGAACCTCCCCGGCACAACATCCCAAGGAAATGCA